AGAGGGCGATCAACTTATCTGCGACGCCGTTGTAGAACACATTCTTGTGCATATACCAGCGCGGTTGCGTTGCATATGGTTGAAGCTTCGCGACCATGTTCTGGAAGTTCGCGAGGGTGAAGCTCGAGAGTGCAGCAGCTGTACCGACTGGTCCAACGACCATCGATGCGATACTGGTGTAGGTCCCAGAAAGCGCCTTGATCTTTGGCATGATTCCAGTGATGGAACCATAGGTGCTCGTGCCATCGCCTTGGAATGCAGCTGCATCCTCAGCGAGTGCGAGACCGTATGCGAAGTCCTGCGCCAATGTGGCGCCGAAGTCAATGACGGTGTCTTCGTTCAACTCTTTCGACACGATGGTCAAGATCGCGAGTTTCTTCGCGGTCAGTGCGACCTGTGTGAAGGTGATGTCCGATGCCGTGATTGCTGTCGCTTCACCAGGATAATAAGTCGTGGTGCTGGTCGATGCATTCGGCACATTGAGGATGTCAGACGTCATCGGATAGATGCGGCTATAGCGACGTGCGATTCCGTACTCGTTGCGAAGCCAGATCAGGCTGCTCGAAACAATCTCAGGGACGGTGAATCCACCCTCGGAGTTCGTTCCTTCGGTCTGCGACTTGACGCCATGCTCATCACACCACTTGGCTGCTTTGGCATTTCCTAGGACGTTGCCGCGAACCCACTGGCCGAATGCGTATGCTTTGAAGTCAGCCTCAGCCTTTGGTCCAGGGAATGGATTCCGGACAACACTGCCGGACTTCCATGGCTCAGACTTTGGCGCTTCAGCTGCTACAGGAGCAGGCACGTTGCCAAACTCGCGGAGCATGTCGATGCGCTCAGAGAGAGACTTTGCGGATGCGTGGAGGCGATTCGCTTCGGACATGTCGCCGCCGTTGATGAGGACTTCTTTAGCAGCTGCGATAGTAGACTGTCGCTGTGCTTCGAGTTGTTCAATGTTCATTAGGATAACTCCAGGATCATGAGCTGGCGGAGGAGAGCGTTCTTCGCTTCGTCCACTTCGCTCGGTTGGTCGACGATGGTTACATCTTCGCTCGACGCTTCATCCCGAAGCTCGTTCCAGATGGTTTTTGCGAATCTTAGCGACTCGCTTCGTGAGAGATGTACTGCATCCCGCAGACGTCGCTCCACTTCCCGAATGGATGTCGGTCGCTCGTGCTTAGACTTCATGCTTTGCACTTCCGCTGCCGGATCCTTTAAGTTTGCTGTGAGTTCTTTGGCCTTCGATGCGAATGCATCGATGATCGCGTCGATATGTCCGCGACCAAGACCAGCATCGAGCGCGGCCATCATGCCAGCACAGAGGCGATCATAGAGTGCCTCGATGCCTTCGTGGACCATCTCCGCAGCCAGATCGCCGTAGACCTTTTCGACGAATGTCGCCACGTCTTCACCAGGTGCGACTGGAATCATCATCTCTTCTTCTTCCATGCCATCCTCCATGTCGCCATACATGTCTTTTAGACTTTTGACCATGTTCATCGGTTCCGCTGGTGTCGGTGTGAGAGATGCCTCACCGATTGGCCAGCGTGTGATTTCGTAGCGCCCATCAGCCATTTTCTTACGCTCGACCATGTGACCTGTGGCGCCGGACGAATAACCAAGCTTGCCAGACTTGGCGAGTTCCTGGATCATCTTCTGATACTGGTCAGCCATCTCGACCTGCGATTCGTACCAAAGACCTTTATCGTCCATGGTCATGTAGCCGGTTCCGATGCGTGACTTCCCGACCTGCTTGTCCTGGCCGTGATGATAGTAGAGGTTCATCGGCACACGTTCGCCAGACTTCATCGGTCGACCAAAGTCAGTCGACGATGTGAAGTAGTCGCCCTCGAGGTCCGCGCCACCAAAGCGCACCAGGTAACCACGCACACGACCGTTGTCATCTGCTTTGATCGCACTGCCGAAGTTCACCAGAGTCTGCATCATAAATCCTTCACTGGTACGACCACAGCCTGTGGTCCCCACTCTGCATTTGATACTACTTTACCGAATGCCGAGAGAGGTGTACCCGTCTCATACAAACGATACCGCGAAGGTCCAAGGACCTGCCGACGCTCCGCCTCACTGAGCATACGAAACTGCTCCTCTTTGTCCGGCATCTCTTCCGGTTCATCGAAACTGCCTGGCGGCAGTCCTGCGAGTTCAGCGTATGTCGGTGTGATTGGAATCACCGTACACCTACAGTTTGGATGCGAAGGTACAACATCTGCAACTGGATTCGGATCACCATGAAGCGACCAGCACACAGGACACACGTTCACATCACCAGCTGAGATGCGGCGCCACCCACGAACAATGCTGAGATTCGCCTCGAAGGTCTGTCGCTGTGCTTCTCTGTTGGCACGAATCATCTCTGTTCGTGCGATGGTAGCAGCTCTCGAAGGCGCGAGAGTTTCGTACGTCCTCGACATCCTTCGTGCGACCTGAAGCGGATTGAGACCTTGCGCGATGCCTATTGTGACATGGTCCAGTGCGAACGGCCCTATCGCTTCGAACAGCACTCCAAGCGGTGAGCCGTCAGCAGCGAAGCCGACCACGTTCGTGATTGCTTCGACAGGGAGCCGGTTCCACATTAGATCAGCGGTGAGCGACACCGACGAAGGAACACCTGCGACTGCTCGCACGAGATCCTCCTGGATGTCCAGCGACAGCTGTATGGCGCGTCGTTGTCCGTTCGTTGCGATGTCGGTCGCCTGTGGCGCCCATCGTGCGACTTCATCAGCCATCTGGACATTGAGCGCCTCGAGGCGGAGCATGTACTCGCTTAGGCCAGTGATGTCCTCACCTGCTGCCTGTGCTTCCTCGATGGCGGCTGTCACCGCTTCGAGGCGCTTGAGGTTGTCAGCCTGGAGGACACTGTACGTCCTGCTCATCTCAGCGAGTGCAGCGTTCTCACGGTATCGGAGCTTGTTCCTGTAGCTCTCGTTGACTTGATAGATATCAGGCATCGGTATCAGTCAACTCGTATCCGTAGTATGGATGGTACGACTTCCCGTTCTCTTTCGGTGCCATCTTTTTCAGGATCTCTTTGCGCGCAGCTGTCGACCAGCGATATCCAGCATCGCCGCCCCATGCGGCCCATGCGACACGACCAGCTGACGGATAACCTTCTTCGCCTGGTCGGAAACCTTCCGCTTGTTTGTCTACTTCGTGACGTCGAAAGAATGAGTACATCCGAAGGACGGTCGACTCACTGAGCTTCTCGCCATTGATGATCTGGTTTGCTCTCGCCCATGCGACAGCGGTACCGCCATCACGACCAGCATCACGCCACTCGATGGCGCGCTGTGCTTCTTCCTTCATATCCTTCGACGGTATAAACTTCAGCCCTGGCTCATCTCGATCATCGAATGCCTTCGTCTCTTCGCGCACCGTGACAGGCAACAGACCGAGGTGCTGGATAGAGTTCAAACCGACAGCCTGGAGTGCAGCCTCTGGCTCGAAGCCAGCACGAATCAAAGCACCGGCAGCACCGACCAGCTTCGCCGTTTCGTCGGCAGTTCGAGCTGTCGAAACAGGCGCAGCATCAGGGACCAGGAGCTCCTGTGCGCCGATCTGCACAGGGACAGCAGTCGGATGGTAATAGCCTTCGTCATCATCCGAAGGCGTCACACCAGCGACACGCTTGGCTGTTGCGAGATCCACGATGCCACTCTTGTATAGTCGCTCCGCTCTCTCTGCGTCCTCATTAAGGTCAGCCTGAAGCGCTGGAACATTCGACACATCAAACTCCAAGTAGTCGCCAGGCTGCGTCTCTTCGTAGTCCGGCAGCAGTGCGATAGTGAGCGCTTCGGACATCTGGCGCATCAGAGGAATCATGCCATCAGTCCAAGCAGATCGCGTTGCTTGCTCAAGGTTGCTGTAGGTTGCGCGCTCGAGGCCGCTGCCGAGTTGGAGGACCAGCGGATTGAGACCCAGAGCTGCACACACGCGCTCTTCCGGTTTGCGGCGGATCTCATCGAATGCCATCTCACTCGGTTTGTGTGAGACCTGCTCGACCTTGAACGGTCCGGTCATCACCAGGACACTTCCAGCGTTGTCGCCAGTGAAGTCCTGTTGTAGTTTCCGCTTCGTCTGACGTGCATCGTCTTCGCTTAGGTCTTCGACGCCACCCTTGTAGTCTGGTCCGACCATGATCGATGGCATGCCACCGTTTCGCACCATGCCGAATGCAGCTGATGCGGCGACGTTATCGGTGGCGATCTCACGAAGAACAGATGTGACAGGAGAGCGCCCGAAGCGAGAGTCCTGCGGATCTCGACCATACCGAATATGGATGAGGTCCTCGAGTGCGATGTCGTAGCTCGTGCCATCGACCGTGTACTGGTATTTCACCAGCGGATTAACCTTGTTACCCACAGGTCTCATCATGTCAGCCGCCAAGTATTGCAGACCAACGACACGACCAGAGACGCGCACCTTCCGGAAATAGGCGTTTCCGAGCAGCTGGTAGTCAGGGAGAATCCACGACCACACGAGCGAAGGCGGAACGTTCGGTGTTGGCTGTGCGAGCAGCTGCAGAATCGGGTGGTCTGCGACTGTCTCGACCTGGCCATCAGGCATCGGTCGACGGACAACAGGAACACCCTGCGACCAGTTGCGAATGTACCAGTCCATTCCGATCGCGACGATGCTGTTCAGCATCAGGTCGCCAGCTTGGTTGCGCCAGTTGAAACTCGAGCCTGGAAGGTTACGTGTCAGCAGGGACCAAAAGTCGCCGTTACCTGTGCCGGTGAAATAGGACGTCTGTCGCTGAATCAGCGGCGGCGGAAGGAGTGCATTTGGCGCGGCAGTGGCTTTGCCGATGAAGCGATCGAAGAGTCCCATGTGACTATTGTGTCCTTATCATGTCTTATACTGCACCCCACCCACCGCCACGGCCCACGAGCTCGTCGTACGCATCGGTGAGAGCATCGACGATGTCGTCATTCTTCCCCAGGGGAAATGTTCGCATCTCATCGAGTAGTGTACGGTTCCAGTCAGCTGCGACCATGTAGACATTGCCACCAGCGACCTGACTCGCGAACGGTTCAGCGCGCACATCCTTCGATCCTGTCACCGGCAGGACTGTCACAGCACTACCATGCAGGAGTCGAAGCATGTGCATGGCTTGACTCTTACCAGCCTGGCCCGGGTCCTGTGGTAGTCGAATCCGAATGCCACGACCATCGAGAGCAGCTGTCTGCTTGATAACTTTATCGCGTTGGTCGGTGTCATATTGGCCACGCACGACATCGAGGATCCAGATGCGGCCATCCGTGTCACGACCCATTTTGACACCGACAGTGAAGTCACCACTTCCAGCTGTCGCTGCAAGGTCCCAGGCGCGAGACATCTTTGCACAGTTTGGCATGGCGCTCTCGATGACAATCCTGTCACTCTTGAAGAACGAACCCTCGCGAGGTGTTGGATGTTGCTGGTAGAGAGCACTCCAGCCGTAGTCCCCGGAGTTCGCGACCATGACCTCCTTGATGCGTCCGAGTTCCTTCACGTCATAGCGTTCTGGCCACAAAGCTTCGCCAGGCATTCGACCGATCTGGTCCTTCTCCTCCGCGATGGCTGGAAGGTTTAGCACTGTCCATCGATGAGGTTCCGAACTGATTGCGCGAGCGGTGATGTCGTCGTGATGCCATCTGGTCGAGACGATGATGAGAGCGCCCTTCGGTTCGAGCCTCGTGTATAGATCGTCGGTGTACCAGTCCCAGGCCTTGTCGCGGTATAGGGAGGACTCGGCATCCTCGCGACTCCTGATCGGGTCATCGATGATGATGCGCTTGAAGCCGACGCCGGTCGGAGGACTGCCCACACCACGCGCCATAAAGGTTCCGCCCTCCGGCAAGCTCCACTCATCCTGTGCGGCGTTGTCCTTTGCGAGCTTTGTCCTGGACGAAACAATCTGTCTGGACTTACGGCTGAAGCGCCTCGCGATTCGCTCGTTGTAGCCAGTGACCAGCACGTTCGCGCTTGGATCTCGCTCGATGCAATAGGCGC